CGGGCGGTGCTACTACTCCGGAGAAACAGTGAGGGCCGGCGGGGACAGGAGTACCCGCCGACCCCCTTCCGTTGCCCGTCCTTAGTGGATCCCGGGGGCGATGTTGGCCAACACGCCCATGGTCGGCCCGACGACCGTCTCGAACGCCTCGAAACAGCGCACGTCGAACTCGTGACGGGGTCCGCCCGTCGCGGAGTTGGCGACGTAGTTCGGGGCGTAGTCGAAGCGCTGGTAGTCACGCAGCGTCTCGACACGGCTGGCCGTCTTGACGTTCGACCCCATGAACGGGACCGACCGGACCTCGGCGATGAGCTCGCCGGGGACCATGTACGGGTCGACGAAGATCTCGATCTGCGTCTTGCCGTCGGTCTTGTTCAGGTAGTTCGCCACCGTGCCGCCCATGCTCAGCCGCTGCCGGTCCTCGAGCGCGCCCTGGTAGAAGAGCACTGCCTGGGGACTGTTCAACGCGGCGTTCGCCAAGTCGTTCACGATCTGGGTCCCGACGATGTAACGCGCCGGGCTGACGCCCGGGTAGTTGTTGTAGATCGCCAGGTTCAGCGCGTCGAGCTCCTCGATCGCAGCGCCGGAGACGTGGAACGTCCCGCCGTCGAGCGACGTGAAGATCGAGCCCTGCGCCGTGCCAGATCCCGGCGTCGCGTACGAGGTGCCGAACGCGCCGGTCGACCAGTCACCGAGGATCGAGGCCACGTAGCCGTTGATCCAGTAGGACTGGTAGGACGTGTCCGCCGTCGGCGGGGTCGTCGGCTGGGTGCTCGAAAGCAGCGCCAGTGACGGCAGCGCCTGCGGGGTCGTCGGCACGGTCGTGATCGTGACCGAGTTCACCGTCGTGGTCGTGTAGTACACGGCCGCGGCGGCGGTGGCCCCCACGAACCAGTCGTAGGCGACGATCGTCCGCTGGGCCGTGACGAACGCCGAGACGGAGTTCGTCGTCGACGTGGTCCCGGTCGTCAGGTAGGACGACGCGCTTGCCGGTCCTGAGCCGCCGTAGAAGTAGTTCTTCCCGGTCCGGCCCGCAACCAGTACGTAGACGGGAGCGCCGGAGCCGATGAAGCCGTTCGACGCGCTCGCTGAGAGCGACGGGGCTCCGAGGCTCGGGGCGGCGAACGCCTGCGAGTGGAGGATGTTGATGTTCTCGGTGATGAACTCCTGCTTCATCGTCTCCAACGTCTGGACCGCCAGGGCGTCGGCATAGCCGCCGGCCAGGGCGATCGCATCCTCGGTCACGATGCCATGCTTGGCGATCAGGCCGAAGGGCGCGAAGACGTTCTGCATGTTCATCTCGGTCGCTGAGCCTCCATAGTCGAAGGGCTCGGCACCGTCCGCCTGTAGCGCGTTCACGTTGGTGAACGTCCGCCAGTAGGCGAACTGGGCGCCCTGCGGCGCCGCTGACCGCGGCAGGGAGTCCCTCGTCGGCGTCAAGCACGGAACCAACGACACGTAGTCCTGCAGGTTCACACCTTGCAGGCCGGTCGAGGCCGTGAGGCCGACGGTGAGGGTTCCCTTGATCGCGGCGAAGGTCTCCTCGGTCACGCCGAGAAGATCCGCTGCTGCACTCATTGGGTCCTGCTCCTTTGTCGATGTCCGGGCACACGCCTAACGGCGCGCGCCGTCTGTGGGTACTGCTACTGCGGGACCACCGGGGAGGGGACCTTGTCGGGTCCGCCTGCCGTCGGGTAGCCGCGGCCGATCTCCGCCCGCTTGGCGAGCTCGAACGCCTTCTCGCTGCGGATCTGGTCGGCCCCCATCACGTCGCCAGCCTTGACGGCCGCTTCGATCTTCTCGTCGAAGCTCTTGGCGACTGCATCCTGGGTCGTGCCACCGATCCCGTCCCCGCGGGAGAACCCTGCCAGCGCTTCCAGCGCCTTACGCGCAGCTCCATCGCCAGCCTCGGTGCTCAGGGGGAACCGTCCGGAGTGGGGCACGTCCGACGCGAACTTCTCGACCTGGCCGCGGAGCTCCTCGATTTCCTTCCGCAGGTCGTCCGGGACCTCGCCCTTCGAGACGGCCTTCGCCATCCGCTCGAGCGCGCCCGCGTCACCCTTCTTGGCGACCTTGGCGAGGCTGCGGAGCATCTTCGCGTCGGCCAGGGCCTTCGCTGCCACCGCCTTGGCGGCGTCATCCGTCGCCCTCTCGTCGTCGCTCATCCCCGCCCGGCGAGCTGCCTCGGCCTTCGCCGCTGCCTCCACCTTGGCGGTCTTCTTCTCTTTCTTGGCGACCTTGGCCGCCTTCTTCGCGGCCTTCTTGTCGGCCGCTTTCTTCTTGGCAGTCGCTTCGGCCTCGGCCTTTGCGGTCTCGCGGTCGGCGACTACCTTCTCGGCGATTTCCGCGGCCTTGACGGCCACGATCTCGTCGAGCTGCTCTTTGGTCAGTTCCATGTCGAACGCCCCTTTCGTGGCGGTTTGGCCGCCCGCCGCGGCCGGATCGTCCGGGCCGAGCAAGTCGGTTAGGTGACTACGCAACTGGTCGGCCGCGTCCCGGGCACCAACGACCTTGTCGATGCTCACGCCCGAGAGCCTCCGTCCAGCCTTCGACATGCCCGCGGCCTGGCCCTCCGCCTGTTCGGTGAAGGCCATCCGTGCTGTGATGCCGAGCACTGCGTCCAACGCGCTGAGCGCGTCTTCGAGGTCGAAGACATCCTCCACATCGTGAGGCTTGCCTCCGACCGCGACCTCTGTCTGCTCCCTGTCGAGGGAGAGCTGCAGCTTCTGACCGGCCTGGGCGATGAGCGTCCCGGCGTCGATCAAGATCTGCGCGTCCTGTGCTTCCCACTCCGCGGACCCGGGGTACGGCCCGGAGCTGCCCGCCTGGTTCAGCGCCGAGACGATGGCGCCGCCGTCCTGGACCTTGAGGACGATCCCGTCGCCCTTCTCGGCCGAGATCTCGATGCCGAACTTGTGACAGGCCGCCTTGATCTTCGGCATGGCCTTATCGCCGAACGGGGACTTCGGGGCTTGAGCGAGAGCGTTGCGGGCGTGCGCCTCGTCGTGGACGGGGAAGTGGCGCAGCCTCCGCGGGGTCGTCTTGCCGTCCGCGTCCTTGGTCCCGCCCGACTCGATGTAGGCGAACGCGGAGTCCGGCAGGTCATTGATCGTCTTGCCCGACAGCTCGGCCTTCGCGATCTCGGCGTCGTCGCCCTCGGCGAGCGCCTTCTGCAGCGTCGTCAGCCAAGCGCAGGCGTCGCAGGCGCAGGCCAGGGCCTTCTCGACGGCGACGGGCGATGCCGTCCCGGCGCAGTCCGGGCACTTCCGGTTGCCCGCGAGGATCTTGCCGGTGCCGTCGCAGGTCGCGCACTTGGCGTCCGCCTCGGCCTTGGCGGCGAGCGGGCGGAACCCGTTGGCGCCCGCCTTGACCAGGTGCAGCGCCGTCGGGGTCAGCTCCTCCAGCTCCGTGATCGTGATGTCTGCCATGTCAGCTCCTCAGCGCGGCGAGCACGTCCGGCGCCGGCCGCAGGTTCCGTGAGCACGGTCCTTCCGGACTGGCGCCGCCGATCAGGCCCTTCTCGTACATCTCCCAGGCGTAGGGCTTCAGCTCCACCTTGACGAGCCAGTCCCCCTGGCAAATCTCCATCTCGTCGCCGCTCGGCCCCTTCACGACCCATGACGTCGGGGACGGGAAGACGTAATTCTCCAAGACGGTCCCGCAGTCCTCGTGGCCCTTCTCGTGCCACAGCCCGAGCTGGTAGCCGCCCTTGGCGAACTCGTGGCACGCCTTCTCGACGGCGTCGGGGCCCGCGAAGTCGCGGAACCCGTCGGCGGCGCGCCCGACGTCGGCCTTCATGGCCGGGTAGGCGACGAGCAGCAGCTGGCGCTTGGCGGCCTGCGCTTTGACGATGGTCCCGGGGCGCGACGCTTCGACGTGGGACGGCGCCGGGGCGTTGCCGGTCCCGCCGAGCAGTTTCGACAGCGTCTCGGCATCGACGTCCTCCAGGACCACGGCGCGGCTCACGAGACGGCCTCCCGGATCCGGTGGTGGACGCGCTCGACGGGTCCCATGCGCGCCTCGGCCGCGGCGGCGGTCAGCGACTGGTCGAGGGCCAGCGCCTCGGCAACGCGCTTCTGTTGGCGGGCGATGTTGTGCCGCTTGGCCTTGGCCCCGCGCCAGCCGAGCGCGCGCGCCATCCGGCGGGCCTCCGCCCTGGTCATCTTGGGTGCGGGCGTGTCCGAGACCAGCCCCTCGGGGCCGTGCTCGCGGAGCAATTGCCGCGCGCCGGCCATGACCTCACGGCGGCGGCGCTTCGGCAGGGAGACGAGGAACGGCTGCGCGACCTCGTGCGCGCGCGTCGCGCGTGTGTCGCTCACGGCCGGGCTCCGGCTCGGGTCACCCCCTCAGCGTGCATCGTTGCCGAGTCTACGCACGGGGGGACGACACGCGTGGGATTCATCGCGCCAGTCACTCCCGCGTCTGCCAGCACAAAAGACCGAGACAGGACGGCGGCATCGCCTTCACGTTCGCCTTGTCGTTGTCCACCAGCGCCCGGCAGTCGTTGTCCGTGCACCACTGGGCCTTGTTCTCGTCGTGCGGCTTGGCGACCAGGACGAGCTCGTCGTACAGCGCGCCGTAGCCCAGCTCGGCGAGGTACTGGCGCTTCTCCTCGAACTCCTCGGGCCGGACCGGGGGGTCGTGGTCCACGCCGGTCAGGACGACGACCTGGACCTGCGCGCCGGTCGGGTCGCCCTGCTTGACCGCGGTGAGCAGCGGGAGAAAGAACGCGGTGAAGCTGTCCAGCGTGCCGTCTAAATCGCAGCAGAAGCGCATCAGGGCTCCCTCCGCCGCTCGCCGCGCCGGTCCTCTCGATTCTCCCGCGGCTTGCGGCGCGAGAGCTGCCATTGCTGGTGGCCGTGCGCGCCAGACCCGCGGCGGCGCGGAGGCCACCACGCCCCCATCCGCCACGGCGACGCGCCCGGCCTGCGCGGCATCAGATCGGCCTCAGTCGGACCGTCATCGTCGCCGCCACCGGGAGCCTGCGCTTCTTGCCCTTCTCGGGTGACTCGTACTCGATCTCCAGGTCCATGCCCGACAGCGCCCAGCCCTCCTTCTGCAGCTTGACGATGCCGAACACGACGCTGTCGATCGTGTCCTCGGGGTCGACGCGCTTGGGCACTTACCAGTTAACCCCTTCCCGGTACGACGAGCCGCGGGCCCGCCACTCGGTTCCTCATCGCCGCCACTGTCAGGCGCTCGCGCTCTTCGGCCTCGGCGACCTCCTGCTCGTGCGCCTGGTGCGCCAGCGGCTCGTTCACGTCCAGCGACTCGGCGCGGCGCTCCTCGTAGAGGACGCACGCCTCGACGTGCTGGGGCGAGCCCGGTCCGCCGAGCAGGGTTTCCAGCAGCGCGATCACGTAGACGTTCGACAGGCCGCCGATGGCCTTCCCCGTCTCGTCGTACATCGTCTTGGCGCGCGCGTCGTTCGCGTCGCGCAGCTCGGCGAGCAGCGCCTGACGTTCCTCCAGGTCGGCCATCGGCCTCACCCCTCTCCTGTCTCCGCGAGGATATGCGCTCGGCCGAGCAAGTCGCGGACACGGCGGCGCTTGGCCGCGTTCTCCGCCTTGGCGGCCAGCCCAGCGGTCGCCGATGGGGCCGGTGTCTGCGGCGTCGCTCGTACCGTGACGCGCCCGCGGTGCTCGACTGGCGGCCTCGGGCGCCGCGTCTGCTTGCTCACTCGCCCTCCTCTGCGGACGGCGCGCCGGGGATGTTCGAGGGCGCCAGCGCGCAACGGCAGTTGTGAACAACTAGACTGTTGGCCATGTACCAGCCACTTTCCGTCTCAAGGTTATAGACGTGGCCGCTCCACTTGACCCTGCGAAGGTCGATGACGCGATCGCTCTCTACCAGTCCGGCAAGACTGCCGATGAGGTTGCGGCCATTGTCGGCATCGGGAAAACGAGCGTCTACCGAGTCCTCAGACGGCACGGGCTTAGGGCCCGCCCGAAGTTTCGAGACCTGGACGTCGCCGCCATCGTGAGCCGCTACCTTGCCGGCGAGAGCGAACTTGCGTTGTCTCGTGCCTTCGGTATCGACCGCAACGGCATCCGGCGGAGGCTCACCGACGCTGGAGTCGCTCCCCGCGACTGCTCTGCTGCCATGTTCGTCCGCATGGCCCGTTCCACTCCCGATGAACGGCGCCAATGGGCTCAAGCTTCCCACGACGCGATCCGAGGGACGAAGTTCTCCGACGCTCGTTTGGCCAACAAGGCGCTCGGCATCGAACGTATCGGCCATGTGACAAGCAAACTCGAACTCACGATGACCGAGTGGCTCCGCGACCGTGGCGTGGACCGCATCGTTCCCCAGAAGGCCATCGGTCCGTACAACGCAGACATCGGAGCCGCCCCCGTCGCTGTGGAAATCTACGGTGGCAACTGGCACGGATCGGGCCACCACGCGGAACGCTCCCCCAAGCGTTTCCGCTACATCCTCAATCAGGGCTGGGCCGTGATAGTCGTCTGGGTGAATCGCAACTACCCGCTCGACGGCAGGGCAGCGAATTACGTTGCTGCCTACATTGAGGAGGCCCGCGGCGACCCATCCCTTGTCGGTGAGTACCGGGTGATTCGGGGTGACGGACAGCTCGTCGCCCAAGGCCGTGACGATCTCGACAAGCTCACCGTCATACCACCGCTCAACTGACCCGACTACCCGTGGGCCCGCGGTGATCGTCCCAGCTGGGAAGCACTGGGGGTGGATCGGTACATCCGGCGCGTCGTCGAGGTCGTAGGGGTTCGCGTCCTCAAGCTCCTCGCACTCGTCGCACGGCTCGAATGTCAAAAGGTCCACCTGCTCGACGCCGTTCTCCTGGTAGGTGTCGATGCTGGCCGAGGTCATCGCCCTGGCCGTCTCCGTGTCCGCGATCATGAACGCCCGGTCGGGGTCGGCGATCACGTCCGACATGGCCGAGGCGATGGTCGCCGGGGGGTCGCCTGCCGCGATCCCGTCCGCCAGCGCCGTCCCGATCCGGTCCATCGCCGAGTCGCTGATGCCCTGGATGGTGATGCCGCGGGCGTCGAGGAGCGTCTTGAGACCGCCCCCGGCATCCTTCAGCGCGGCGTCGCCCCAGCCGGGCGTCCACGTCTCCCAGTCGCGGCTGACGCTCGTCAGCATGTCGTCGGAGAGCCAGGACGGGGCGCGGGCGTCCACCCCGAGAGCGTCGCGCGCCGCCTTGGTCCCGCCCGCGTAGGCGTCGGCGTACATCTGGGCGAAGACGGCGTTGGCGCGGGCCGCGTCAATCGAGACGTTCGCCTCCACCGCGGCCCGGGCGTCGCGCGCCGCGTTCGGCCCGCTCGGCGTCGGTGTAGCCGGTGAAGCCTTGGAAGCCCGCGTCACCATAGAAGCCACCGCTGCGTCGATCCCCTTCGTCCCCTCCCGGAGCGCCTGGGCGATCTTCGGGGCGTACGCCTCGGGGATCCGGCGGCGCAGGCCGGAGCCCTGCCACCGCGAACCTTTTGGGTCGGCTTTCACCGCCTTGAAGAACGTCTGGACCTGCTCCTTCGTCTTCATCTTCGCCAGCGACTTGTAGATCCGGTGGCCGAGCTCGACCGGGATGCAGGCGTCGGTGAAGTACTTCGGCGTCCGCCCGAACCGCAGGGCCAGGAGGGCGTTCGTCCGCCACTGGCTGAGCGCCTTCTGCAGCGCCTCCTCGGCGTCCGCCTCGTCCTCGTCGTCGTCATTGAAGCCCGTCAGGTTGACACCCTGCAGCCCGGTCTCGGCCGTGATGCCCGCCGTCGGGCCCGCGTCGCACTTGGCGAGCTTGCCGGCCTGGGCGATGACCACCCAGTCGCTCGTGTGGCACTCGTCGCGCAGGTTCGGCATCGAGGGCAGCTCGACCGGGTCGAGCCAGCACACGACCTCGATGAGGTCCTGGTCCGGGTCATCCGGGTTGAGTACGCCCCGGTTCTCCGGGTCCGGATTGAGGTGGACGAGATCCTCGGAGGCGATGACGTAGACGAACCCGCGGTAGATGCCGTTCGGACTCGTCCAGGAGCCGTCGAAGTAGCCGTCGGGCAGCGGTACGCCGACCTCCTCCTGCCACTCCCGGACCGCTGCCTGCATCGCCGTCTCGCCACCCTCCATGTGGCCACCGGGGAACTCGAAAGTCCCCGCCGCCGGATCGCCGGGCTGCAAGGCGCGCTGGATCATCAGCACCCTGCCGGAGTCCGCCGCCTTCACGACCAGGCCGCCGACGTCAAGCTGCTCGAGCTGCTTGGCCGCGGGCTTGGTGCCCGGCGGCGCCTTGCTCCCTGCCGCGGGCGCGACGTTCGTCTCGTCGTGGGCCGGTTCCTGCCCGGCCGCGGGCTTGGCTCCGCCGCTGGTCGGGGCGGGCGCGGGCGCTACCGGGGGCGGATTCTGTCCAGGCGCTTGTCCACCCGGTTGTCCGGGCGGGAGCTGGCCGCGGGCACCGGGCGTCGGACCGCCTGCCGGCGGCGCCTGCAACTCGCCGGGGACGATGAACTCGCGCGGCTGGATCTTGTCGAGGTCCGGCGCGCCCGTCGTCGGGTCCCAGTCCGAGAACCACTTCGAGATCGCCTCGATGTAGCCGAGCGGCGTCACGCCGAGCCGGCCGCCGGCGTCGTAGAAGCGAGGGATGCGCTTGTCCGGGTCGACCGACAGGCCGAGGATCTTTTCGCGCACGTCGTCGGGGGAGATCACGCCGGCCTTGATGTAGCCGACCTGCTCCTGCATCACCATCAGCCGGTCTTCCTTCTCCTGGCCGGTGTCGAAGAAACACTCGACCGGGAGCCCGAGCTCCTCCTGGGTGATCGGGTTGAGGAACACGTCCTCAATGAAGGACGTACGCGGAAGGTCTGAGATGCGGAATTGCTGGTCTACCTGCGTCTCTGACGTTGCGCGGTTTACATCTGCGAGGAGGCCGAGGTCCTGGGGCGTGCGGTGGAACATGGCGATCGTCCGGCGCTCCAAATGCTCCGAGAACGCGACATCGAAGTTCTGCGGCTTGTACGGCGTGAACTTGGCGCCGAACGGTAGCCAGCGCATCCCCCAGCGCGCCGACTGGTCGCCCGTCATGAAGTTGTCCCACAGTTCCTGCCAGGCGGCGAGGGCGTCGGGGTCCGACTGGTCCGGCGGTGCCTCGGCGAAGCCCTCCGGGATTTGCCCGCCCGTGAACATCTGCAGAAAGTAGAACTGGAACCTCACGTCCGTGTTGGCGTTGAGCAGCACGCACTCGATGGGCGACAAGCCGTAGCGGGGGTCCTCGGCGCGCGCCGTGAACGGCTCGTACACGATCAGCGTCTCGTCGGTCCAGCCCCAGGGGAGGCCCTGGACGAACTGGACGAACGCCGGGCCCGGTGCGTCGGGCCGCTCGCCCCAGTAGTCGACGACCGGCGCCCACATCCGCCCGTCCGGGACCTGGACCGCCTTGAGGCGCCCGCCCTTGTCCTTGACCTTGTAGACCATCGCGCAGTCGTAGGCGCACTGCTGGTAGGCGAGCTTGGTCAGCCACACCTTCCAGGGGTGCTTGCCGTCCGGCTTCTTCCAGAACTGCTTGGCCTGGGCGATCTCCTTGCTGACATCGCCCTCGTAGCCCTCGACGGCCCGGAACAGGAGCGGCATCGAGGTCATGCTGGCGATGATGTGCGAGATGCAGATCTGGGCGATGTCGTAGCCTTCTATGATCTGCGTCAGCGTAGAGAACGGGATCCGCCCCGTCCTCGTCTCCGAGGCGATGTTCGTCCCCGGCGTGTACGGCCAGGTCCGGATCGGCGCGTTGTAGCCCGCGTAGGGCCGGATCGGTGGCCCAGGACCGAGCGGCGGAGAGAACGAGATGCCCTGCTCGATCAGCGCCGCGGCGATGTCGTCCGGCGTGAGCGTCGTGCGCGGGGCGAACGATCCCGAGGCGGCCGCGGCGACGGCGGCGAGGTCGACGTGCCCGGTGGAGATGTCCTCCGCGGTGTGCGTCGCCATCAGCGCCCCAGCCGCGGAGCGCGCCGCGTCCTTGACCGCCCGGGCGGCGACGACGTGCTCGCCGGGCAGCGGACGGTAGCGGGTGCCCCTGACGGCGTCGCGGACGAGGCTCACTCAGGCGCCTCGTCGTGGCGGCTCAGGAGCCCGCCGAGCCGCTGGAGCAGATGCCCCGCGGCGCCGACTGCGTCTATCTCACCCCCGTCCATCGCGAACCCGATGAGCACCACGATGGCCGCGGCGACGAGCAGCCCGGCGTTCGACCCGGCGAAGCGCCAGGTGGCGGCGTCCGCGAGGCCGAAGCCGATCAGCTGCACGAAGCCGCTCTGGAACCGGGTCGAGAGGTGTGGCAACGCGCCTCCATTCGATGAGCGACTACCTGGCGACAGTGTAGGACCGGCGAGCAGAGGCGGGCGTGATTCTCAGCCGTGGCCGTGACGGGGTCGACGCTCCCACTCGTCCAGGCGCTCGACTCGGCTCGGGTCGTAGCGTTCGCCCTTCCACCCTGGGCGGAGGTAGTCATCCCAGTTCCAGGGGCCACGCGTCCGGCGGTGGAACACCCCGCAGGCGACCCACTCATGGTTCCCGCCACGGCGTGCGCCCTGGTTCGCCCAGCGAGACAACGCGAAGCGAAGCACGCAGCACAACGGGTAGCCGCTGTCGAGTCCGTTGCGAAGGTCGATCCAGCGAGCGCGGATCTGCCCCATCACGGCCACGTTTCGTACACGGTCAGCGGCAGGAGCGGTTCGCCGTCCTCATCGGTGACCATTGGCTCGGACCCGTCCGTCTTGCACGGCCGAACGGCCGCCGTATGCCAGCCGTCATGCCCTTCGGCGCGCTGGCAGAAGATGACCTCGGGCGTGTCTGGAGCAATCGCCCCGCATAGCGGCTCGCCGTCCTCTTCCAGTGGTGCGAGATGGAGCTCCATGCTCACGCCGCGGGCGGCTGCCACGGCGGCGCCTGCTGGCACACGTTGCAGCGGATCGCCCCGTCCGGCTGGCGGACGTAGAGGTGCTCGTGGCGCGGGACGCGCGTCGGGCGCGCCTGCCGCTTCGCCGCCTGGGCCTGCGCCTTCGCTATCGCCAGCTCCCCCTTCGTCAGTGGTCGTCCCTCGTCGGCCATGCCCGTCTCCTCCTGCTCACGCTTCGCGGCCTGTGCCCGCATGTACTCGGCGAACCCCGACCCGGCGTTCCGGTCCAGCATGACCATCACGATCGCGTCGCCGAAGTCGGTCGAGCGCCCGATCCGCTTGCGGATGTCGTCCTTCGCCTCGACCTGGATCCGGCCGCCGGTGATCTCCCGCCACTTCGGCGCGACGAGGTCGCCCGTCACCCGGTCGTCGGGCGGCAGCGCCACGTCGAGCCCGGTCGACGGGTCGAGCATCTCGCGCAGGTTCCACCAGGCCAGGGAGCGCTTGTTGAGGAACCCGAACTCGCCGGAGATGTCCTTCAGCTTGGTCCCCTCGGACGCGACGAACCCCTCGCAGGGCCGCCGGAGCTTGCGGACCCGGTGATAGACGCCGACCCCGATCCCGATGGCGTCGATGATCGCCTTCGGCCAGCGCTGCCCGGTCGCGGTGGGCTCGTCGAGCTGGTGGGCGTCCTGCTGGGCCGTGACGATCTCGGCGAGGTCCATGACGTCGTCAGTGAACGGGTAGGCCAGCACCTCCGCCACGACGTTGCCGATCCGCAGGGCGATGGTCGACAGGTCCCCGCCCCCCGCCGCGACGTCCACGCCCAGCCGGTCGACCGGATCGTCGTCCCCGAGCACGGACGGCGTGCCGAGCCTCGGGTCGCGCCCGCGCCGCACCGCGGCCGGGAACAGCACCTCCCAGCGCTCGTTCGCCTTCTCGAGCCACGACAGCGGGATCACGCCGTCCGTGCCGCCCGCCGCGAACTCGCCCTCGACGCGGTTCTTGTAGATCGGCGACTCCGTGCCCCACAGCGCGGCGGAGTCGTCCGCCCAGGACTGCGTGATTCGCCCGGCGGACAGGGCCATGTCCTTGGTCACGTGCGTCGGGTGCCAGTTCTCCGTGCCGGGCTTGCGGGCGCAGATTTCGTAGAAGCGGCCGACAGGCTCGCCGGGCGTCGAGATCGCCAGGGCGAACGCCTCCGTGCCGCCCTCGCCGGCCGTCGAAAACGCGCCCTCGGCGGCGTCGAAAATCTCCGTCTGGATCGCCTTGGCCTCGTCGAACACGTACAGCAGGTGCTCGGCGTGCGCTCCCTCGATGGCGGACGGGTCCCCGACGGCCGCGGCCAGCGCCGAGCCGTAGCCGAGGTGGAGGTGGAGCTTCAGCAGCTCCCGCGCCTCGTCGAACGGCGCGCGGCCGAGCTTCGCCCAGTCCAGGAGCCGCCCCCACTTGTGGATCTCCGGCCACAGGTAGTCCTCGAGCTGCGCCTTGACGGACGCGGTCGTGACGATCTTCCAGTCGACCTCGGCCCGGTCCCGCGTCGTGGCGAACCACAGGACCACTAGTGAGGCTGTCGTCGACTTCCCGGCGCCGTGGGGCGACCGGATGCATTCGCGGCGATGCTCGACGAGGTCGCGCATCCCCTGCTCCTGGTAGTCGACGAGCGCCTGGCCCCGCGGCCAGCGGACGCAGTCGTGGCACCAGCCGACCGGGTCGAGCCAGTACGGGACGGCCTGGGGCGGCGGCTTCGGCGCGAACCCCCGCGCCGCGACGAGGAACGGGTTGCGCCGGGCGTCGCCGAGCGACACGCTGAGAGGCTACGCGCTCGGCGGTCGGAGCCGGGAGATCAGCGAGGGTGCGCGCCGTGTCGCTTTCCCCCATCGGTAACCGGCACGCCACAGCGCCCAGCGGCCCCCGAACCACGTCCTCGGCAGAACGTACCGCTCGGTGCCGCCAAGGGGCGACGGGAAATCGACGAACCGCTCACGGTTGAGGACAGCGCAGACCAGACGGCTCTCACGCTCGCGTAGCTCCGCGCGCATCTGAGCTTGCGCCGTGTGGTCGAACAGCTCGTCGGCGTAGCCCACTACGCCTCGGACCAGGTGGACTGGTCTGTCATGTGGCCGGGGGAGTGGATCGGGTCGTCCGCGTACTTGCAGCACGCACGGCCATCACCGACGGGATAGTTACACGCCACGACGCGCGTCCCGTCCTCCGCCGGATGCAGCGTGTACGGGTGGTGCCCTCGCGGCAGGATGCAGACATCCTCGAACACGAACTCGGCGTGGTCGTCAGCGACGGCGCGGATCACCCGCGTCGCCCCGCACGTCTGCGGACCGTCGAGCGCAGAGCGGATGCGCTCCTCGGCCACGGGAACGTCATTGTCCAGCTCGTGCCGCGTCCAGGCCTTGCAAGTGAGCAGCCGGATGTCCTCCTCGTGCAGCTCGGTCCCGTCGTCGGCTCGGAATATGCGATCAGCCATCATGGTCTCCTGTAGATAATCGGGGCCGAGTTATACCAGGTCCACGGAATCCCGGGCCCGTCTGGACACCAGTGCATCAACACATGGCCGAGCGGTGCGACACACCGCCAGCGATTACGAAACACGGACTCACAACGCGGCTCGGTCTCATCAGCCTCGGGCTCAAATACCCAGTCAAAAAGATCAGTTTTCGGTCGGCTCATCGCTTCCTCCTATCTCGATTGCCTAGACATCTAGGGTTTTGCGCGGGTACGCGTACCCGACGCGTCTGAGCAGTTCCGCCACGCCTTCTTCGTCCAGCTCCTCGGATTCGCGGAACACGACCCAGTGGGGTGGCCCGACCGGCATCTCTTCGAGTCCATTCGGGCCATTTCTCAATCGGCTAGATGGGTTGCCTCCGTTGTCTTTGGCGATGCATGAGCAAGCGCTACACGGCTCATCGGCGATGGAGCCGCCATCGAATGTCTCTCCACAGCCGGTGCAGTAGAAGACCTGCGCTGGTCTATCGAAAATCCCGCCAGGTCCCCAGTAGGTCCCGGTGTCCTCATGCTTCGTGTCATCCCCATGCTGCGATCGCTGGCAGATGCTGTCGCCACTCGTCGCTCCGCAGATACTTACGTCTCTCGATCGCCTAGACATCTAGGGCTTCTTGTGGCGGGCGGGTGCCGTTTCGCTTGTGCTCACGCTCATGCGCAGGTAGGACATCAGCGCGTTGCCCTTCGCCCTCGGGTCGTACACGTAGTCGGCGACGTAATTGTCGCCAGACGTTGCTGCCCGGAAGAGGTCGGCGAGTCGCGGACTGCCCCCGTAGACGAAGTCCACAGCAGACGATGACTCGCTGATCTTGTTCTCCCACATGCAGACCCCCGAATGGCCGTAGTCGAGGCATCGCACAACACGAGTGGAACACCAGATGCTCACGGCTTCCTCCCTCTGAGGTAGGCGTCCTTCTTGGTCATTACTCGCCATCCTTCGACAAATAGGCGGTGAGCTGGTCCGATTCTTTGAACCACTCGCCATGCACCCGATCCTCCGCGAATATCTCGTGAAGTTCTCGTTCCCTTGCGAGACCGCCCGGCTCAGTACGCAGGAGTTCCATCGGTCCAGCCGCCGTGCTCAAGTCCCGCACACGCCCAGCGACATTGGTGGACTGCCCGATCTTCACGAGTCCGTCACCGCGGCGGACAAAGTACACGTCGGCGGGACGAGCGATCGGCACCGACGGGCGGATACGGGTCGGGAGATTGTCCTCGTCGCCCTCCCACTCGGTCTCGACTTCGATCGCCGTCTGGACCTGCGACCCGATGGTGAACATGATCGCGCTGTGATGCGCCTCGCAGACCTCGACCCTCGCGCCGCTCCGTAGCGTCACGCTCCACTTCGAGCAGGCGGGGCACCCAGCGAACTCACAAGGCGTGTCCATCATCGTCCGCCCTTCGGGATCGGAGTCACCTCATGGCGACCGGGCGGGGCAGCGCTCGGCGTAGTCGTGCCAGCGCGGACCCGTTCGAGGCAACGCCTCACGAAATCAGATCGAGACACCTCGCGCCGCTTGGCCTCCGCGTCGATCCATGAGAGGAGATCATCCGCGACTCGCACAGGAAGAACGACCTTCGCCACACGTATACGTTACCACGTCGTATACGGCCGCGTATACAACTGGGGCGTACCTACGCCGCGCCAATCCGGTGCCTCGCCGCGGCGCGCGCCGCACCCCGCCGAGGTCCGCCGACCTCACCCCCGGCGCCACAGGAGCACTCCCAGAACCAGACCTCGCCCATGCCAGCCCCCTCGGCGTCCATGTCGTGCCAGACCGTCGTCGCGTGCTCGAGCCCGACGTGGACGCGCCCTGGGACGCGCAGGGAGAGCGACGGGGGCCGGTCCGGGATGGCGAGCAGGTCGTCGTCCATGTCAGGCGACCGGCCGGACGAGCTCGAGGTGCCGCTGGGCGACGGCGGCCTGCATCTCCGCAGTGGCGGTCACGCCCAGGTCCGGGTCGGCGAGAATCGCCCGGATGACCTCGATGATGAGCAGACCTTGCTGCTCATCGAGCCGGACCAGGCGTTCGGCGAGCCCGAGCCGCAGGATGTCCACCGACAGCATGTGCAGCTCGTGCTGCCAGCGTCCGAGCACGACGAGCGCGGCGTGGACGCGCATCTCCCGGACGACGGTGGCATGACTCCGCGTGGTATCGCCCTCACGCTGGCCCGTCCCGTGGCCCTCTTCATGGCCGGCCTCCTCGCGCGCCTTGCCGTAGAAGAGCTCGTCGGCTTCCAGGTCAGCGACGTAGCTGGTCACCCAGGCGACCTGTCGACGCAGCTCGCGGTGCTGCCAGATCAGTGAGTCCTCGGGGCTCATGTCCCCGACCGGCGACGAGAAGGTCTTCGCCAGCTTCGCGATCTCCTCGATGCGGCGCTCCTCTAGCACGGCCTCGGCGTGCTTCTCGGCACTCTCGGTGTTCCCGCCATGGGCGACGCATTGGCCGATGCCCTGATGGTCGGTCCCCCAGCCCAGCTCGTGTGAGCAGGGTGAGCCCGCGGGTCGTGTGGACCGCCGCGAACCACCTGTGATGTGCCCCGGGCAGGCCGGCTTGCCGTAGCGGGTCAGGTGGACCTGGCCGCAGCGCTCGCAGGGGGCGGGGTCAGGCATTAGGCCCCCATGCTTGCTCAATGAACTCAGTCGCGGTCATTGGGTGGTCAGCCTCCTCGACATACCGCCAGAGCCATTCGACAAAGCTGGAGGAGAACACGGCACCCTGCCAGATCTGATTCGCCACTTCGAGCAAGAGGACGTCCCCTTCCAGCCGTTCGGGGATCGCCTCTCTGAAACCTCGAGCCCGGCGGCCCCGGTCAGCGTCGTCGGCGTGGCGCGCGGTGTCGTCGTAGCAGCGTTTGAGACACTCGTTCAGGCCCTCGATGGTCAGCCTCGTCGTCGAGCTGTCAACGTTCGTTCCGAACCAGCCGGGCAGCTCAGGCATGGTGCCACCAGTGGACGCGGATATCCCGGCCCTGGAGAGTCACCTCCATCGGCGTCAGCGCGTAGTCCGTTGGCAGCGGCGCTGGGCTCCGGAGCTTCGGCAAGACCCCACCAGCCTCGAGAGCGGCCCGAAACTCGTCGGGGTCATCCGTCTCCGGCCACGTCGCCGGGTCCGCGGGCATCACGCCGTAGAGCTCATCGACGCCGACGATCTCCGGTCCCGTACCGTCAGCCATCGTCAGGCTCCTCGGCGAGCGCGGCGCGGACTAGGTCGTCGTAGAGCTTGTCTATCACGTCGCGTCCCCGCCGGACCGCGGCCAGCAGGGCGCGGAGGTCGGTGGGCGCGTGGGCCCACAGCTCGTGGACGGCATCATCAGCGAACCCGGTGAGGTTGAGGAGGGATTTGCCGCCGTCGGGGTCGTCGATTGCAGCTATGAGACCGATGGTCGTATCCGCGCTCGGATTCAGACCGGCCGCGTTCAGTCGTGCCTCGATGGCGTCGAGGTCGGCGTCGGTCAGGTCAGCCATCACACGCTCCTATCTGAATACCCTAGACGTCTAGGCGATTGCCTCATCGCCGCGCCTCGCGCCGGTTGTCCTCGATGGCCGAGACCACCAGCAGCGCCGGGGCCG